CGTAGAAAAGAGAGGTCGCGAGAAATCGTATGTTTGCAACAGCGCCAACTTCATAATCCGAAAGCCTCATGTCGGGATTTCCGTACTGCTCGACAGTCTTAAAGCCGGGGAGGGCTTCAAGGTCGGCAACGCAATCGGTGCTGCACATTGCTACAAAGGACGATTGAATCGGCTGACTGGCAAAGTTCGGAGTCGATTTCAAAATCATCGTGATTGGCTTCGCCTTCTGGATTCTCAGATATCGGACGATCTTTTTAAGCTGGCCGACTGTGGTGAAGGTATTGACGGAACTTCTCGCTGAACCGTTGCCGTAATAGACTGTAACGCCCGCGCTTATGCCGGAAATGTTTAGCAGTTCCCGCGTTTCGGCCATTTGCTCAGAAAGAATGCTTCCGTATTCCTGTACCACATTGTCAGGATGAAGGTCTTCAAGAACATCGGAATAAGCTACAAAATCCCCGAATTGCTGAAGCTGGACTACAACGTCGGTATAGGTGGGTTTTTCGCCGGAAGGGGTCACACCTTCGGCCAAGGGCGTAAGCGCCGGGTTGATCCGGTTGTACCGCCTAAAAATAACGGTTCCGGTGTTCTTCTTGGGTAAGGGCTTTACCTGTAAAACGAGTTCGGTAATCATGCCGGGAATAGCTCGTTTTAAAAGCTCCTTCCAGGCGTAACCAGCCTCACGCGGTTTTAAGTCTCCGTATTTTTCTATATCGGCCATCTATTTACTCCCTCTTCTCCATCTGGCGGCTAAAAGAAGGAGGTTAAAAACGCAAGGTCCCGGACAGCTTATTTAAAAGCCATCCGGGATTCCGTTTTCTTAGAGCGTCCCGCCCGTCTTCAGCGCGATGGAATATAAGTTGTTTAACTAATCGTCAAATCCCCCGTCAAAATCGTTTTCATCCTTCTTTGAAGGCTCACCCGAAACGCGCCGCTGTGAACTCGGAAGACTACCGGAGGCCGCACGCTCTATTTGCTTGGCGCGGTCCTTTGCAGCCTGATCGCCCTTACCAGCTTCGCTTGCTACTCGCTCGACTTCCTTTAGGGTCTTCCATTCCTTGAGCCGCGCAATAGCCGTTACCGGGTCGCACCCGGCGTAACCCTTGGAAGCGTACCAGTCCCAATAGGGTTTATTGCTTTGCGCGGTAATCTCGTAGTAGTCCTGAACGCCAGGAACATAGTTTCCCTGCTCGTCATAGTAACCGCGAGTTACCGTGTTCTCCCACTGAAGCGCGAAAGTTGTATCCTGAACCGTTTTCAGTTTCCCGGCATCGATGTCGCCAAAGAGTTCTTTTATTTTCTTTGCCGCGATCCGTTCCGCTTCAATACCGACTGCGGCCTTGGCTTCCGGGAAGTCGTTAAAAAACTGAGCGACTTCATCAGGATACTGGAACTCTTCAGGCTCTTGAGCGCCTGCCGGTTTCAGTTTGCCCTCAGTTTCTTCGAGTTTTTTTCGAGTCTCAGCAAGTTCCTGTTGGCTCTTGGTGAAAGCGGCCTGGTTGTCCTTGGCCCGCTTTTCGGTTTCTTCGGCCTTAGCCTTCCAATCTACGGTTTCTTCCGGTTTTGGTTCTACTTGCTCTTCTTGCCCTTGCTGCTCTTCTTGCCCCCGGTCAATTTCGTCCCCGGCTTGCTCGGGACCATCCCCGGAATCATGTGACCGCCTTCCCTCTTGCTCGATGCTTTTGCCATCTTTTCCATCCTTTTCATCGAAGCCGCCGTCAAAATCGTTAGCTTCTTGATCTATGTTTTGAGTTCCCATTACGGTCTTTCCCTTCCTTTGCGGCGAATCCTTTTTTCGTTAGGGGCGCTCCCGCACGAGTCCTTTAGAAAAAGGGGCCTTCAGGATTTAAGGTTTACTTGCCTTTTACTGTTCGATTTTATGTCCAGGTTCCTGTTGCAACAGATGTGATTGTGACTGCTGGAGCCGCCACGTTGGTTACTTTCACGACGAATTCACGCCAACCGCTTAAAGGAATTGTCACCCCGCCAGAGCCTGCACTATTGACGGTGACGCCTGATCCGCCCGTAAGCGCGGATGTAGCAGTGGTATACACATTGATGATTCTCAGTCGGTAGGAGGTGCCAACAACCGGGCAGTGAAGCGCCTTGACTATGTTCACTGCCGAATCAGTCACAAGAGTGGTTACTGCGGTAGAGCCGGTAATCGTACAATCAACCGAAGCCACGCCGCCTGTAAGAACTGCCGTAGTCAATGTAAGAGACGCAGCCGAGGCAATAGTGTTTGAAACAGCCATTTGCGTCGATGCGCCAGAACCTGTCCAGACACCGTTTGATCCGGAGGTGAAGAACGCGGTTGTGCCGGGATTTACTATAACGCCAGCCGTTGAGGCTTGCCCGTTGATCGTGTCGCTGGTTGCGCCCTGTGGGGGATATACAAACAAGGGGTTCGCGCCGAGGTTCACGACTGCGCATTCGAGACCGGCAGACTGTGAAGTGGTAACTACAACAGTCCCCGGCAAGTTTACGCCAGCATTAGCGCCAACCGTGGTAACAATCGCGATCTGGTTTGTTAATTGTGTTCCGGTTGCTTGCGTCGTCCCTGCCGCCGACACGCCGGTCTGGTAATTCTGTGTCATGAGCGATCCAACATAGCCCTCGCCTATGCCATTCGAATACCAAGCGCCTGCGGTAGAGCATGAATACAAAGTCATGCTTCCCACCATCTGAGATACGCCGGTGGCCGTGGCGATATCATTGATGGTGTCTGTACCGGAGCCAAATACCTGAACAGCATTGGCGCCGTGGTTGATAACGTAAATATCGAGGCCGGGGGCGCTCGCAGGCAACTTGATTGAACTTCCCGCCGCTGCCGTGGTGATACGGTTGATGTCACCGGGAAGAAGCGTTGCGCTTGCCTGGCCACCAGAAGCGTAAGCGGTGATATTGTCACAGGAAAGGACTGTATTAAGCGAACCGGAAGAGCCGACACCGGCTTCGAACCCCCATGAACCAACGCCGGCGCACATGAAAAGGGCAATATCATAGGCCGGAATTGGGACACCCGTTGACCCGGCAACGCCGTTTATCGTGTCCGCCCCTTGAGCGTAAACCTGAATAGGATTGGCCGTAGAATTGTAAAGAAGAACAGGTATCCCCGGCATCGAAGGCGGAAGTAAAACACCGTCACCAAGAATCGTACCCGAACTCGGAGCGGTTGAGGTGGCGACGCGGTTTAGTTGCGCGATTAACGGAGTAGCGCCGACACGTGTTCGGGTTGTCCCTGCGATGATCCCATTTTGAGCCGACAACGTTATCAGGTCAGTGAATCTTTTCTTGTTGACCTCGGTTTCCCACATTTCCTTAACTCCCTTTACCTAAAAGGTTCTTGGCTATCTGCGGCAAGGCTTTGATCTTTCGCAGAATCAGCACTGTTCCAATCACAGCTTCAGGAGCCATATGGTTTAAAAGCCCCTCAAAAGCGTTTTTCTCCTGCTCTTCTAATTCCTCGACAACCGCGGCCCAGTTTTCCGAGCCCTGCATACTTGCTATTTTTCTATGACGTTCGCGTTTATCCATTTGGCGGTCCTCCCGGAATCATGGGATTTTGGCTTGGCGGCGGTCCAATAGGTTCTTGCCCCGGAGGCGGAGCAATCCCGGCTTGCGCTGCCATCTGCATGGCCTGTTCTTGCCCCGGAGGCGGAGCAATCCCGGCTTGCGCTGCCATCTGCATGGCCTGTTCTTTTTCCTGCTGAATTTCTTTTTCGGAGAGCATGAATTGATCCGGGTCAAGGTCACGCAGCTTGTAGAGTTCCCGCATGTTCGCATCAACCTTAACAAGAAACGCCGTCCTATCGCTTCCCATGAACATTCCAAAAAGCTGTTGAACCGCCATGCCCTTACGCATCTTGTCGTTAAACGCCGCAAAGCCCGTTGCTTGTATTTCGAACTGCCCCTTGATCGCTTCGTTTGGATCGGTCATCATCAGGTAGTGGTAAATCGCAGTTACGTCCGGCTCGATATGGCCTTCGTCGATGTTTTTTATGATCTGCCCCTGCTGCTTATTGGCAGATTCAAGAAGCTGTGAGGATTCAAAGGCGGTCTTCGGAGCCTGTTTGCTGCGTTCGCCCTGCATCATGCGAGGAACGCCCGACTCTTCATCCCCGATTCTTTCGGCAGTATTTAACGCTTCGATCATCTGGCCACCGATAAAAGGCGGCGATACCCATGTCACGGCATCTGAAACCGATCTTACCCAATCTTCCAACTCATACCCCGCGCCCGGTCGCATGTTCATGTCCTGCCCCGGCTTGAAGGCCCCGGATTTATAGAACCGGACAAGGTTGCTGGAAAGTGCGGCGCTATCTATAAAGGCCCGCCAGAATCCATTCTGCATGATCTGAGAGTCTTGCACGTTCTCGCAGATCCCCACGCCTTGCTTTTCGTGAGGCAGAACTTCCCAATATGCTTTATGGAAACCGCGCGCTTGAAGCGGGAAAGGATTGGGTTGCGCCGGATAGATTTCAATGCCCGGTTCTGTCTGGTTTTTCCCGCCAGCGACAAAGGCAATGACGGTTATGATTTCGCGTTCCTTGCCACGCTGAGAGGCTTCTGTCTGCGCCAAAATCCGGTCCTTGTGATCTCCCAACTTATCAACGGGAACGCGCCCACGGAACTCCACAACCTCTATCCCGCGCCGTCTCCACTCGAGTCTTTGCCTTCCGGGGGACTCACTTGAGTCAGCGCCCTGAGTGATCGTATCCTGATAGGCCGAAAGCGCCTGGTTGATTGCACTCTTGTCATAGCCCGGCATATCTTCGAGCCTTCGCACCATGCCCGAATCCATCATGACGCGCTGAATATCTGCAAGGCCGGGCTCATATTCTGTTGCTTCCAGGTCCCAAAAGTAATCCCATAGGTTCACATGCTCGACGAGCGGGATATTCATCATGCTTTCAACTGGGACGTGCCGCCCGAATTTCGAGGCAAGCATTAACTGAACGGGGGCCGGAAGCCAGGAAGCCACAAGTGGAGGCCTGAATTGATAGGACAGGTCTTTTCTTTGACGGACCACCGGGGCCTTATGAACGCTCATCCCGTAGATTGCGGCTTCAAGGTTTGAGGCCATAAGCGCGTGATCGTATTTTTGAAGCTGCAAAAATCCTGATATTTTCTGCTTCATGTTCAGAGCGCGTTCGGCGATCATTTGTTCGGGTAAAGGGAACTGCCCTTTTGGCGAATCGGCAGGCGTGATGTTAAAAGGCATCTGGCCGGCTTGAAACTGAATGTCGTTTATCTGAGAAACAGAACTTAAAACCTTGCGCCGCGCAAAGCGGATAAAGACCTTGCTACGCCAATCGTGACCCTCTAGCGCCTTCCATTTTGCAAGATTCGATTGAGAGTACCTTCCGAGAAAAGCATCGTAGGAAAGCTCCCAAATATCCTCTAAGGGCTGTCGTTGCTGCTTGAAGTTGTCGTAAACTTCCTTCACATACGACACAAGGCTCCGTGATTTGTTAAGCTCTGCCAAATCTTGGCTCCGCAAATAAAAAAGGCCCCAATCCCCGCACGGGAGAAAGGAGCCCATTTTCTTAGGTTATCCTAATGGAAAAAATAAATAGCTGCTATGGTTCGACGGTTTTATCTATGTTGATGATATACCCGAATTTTCCCCGCTTGATCGTGATCGAATCAAAGTCATTATCGAGCCTTGCGTTAAGGCTTGCAATTAACTCGTTACTGTTTTTAGCCTTGATGCTTTCGCAGTAATTAAAAGAACCGACATTGCCGCAAAACTTATTGAGCTTCAGACTTCCGGAGCCTGGAGACTTTAGCCAGCTTTCAACGAGATTGCTCAATTAGTCTTCCTCCCCGTCTTCCTTAAACCCATCATCGAAATTACCGTCATCGGCAAGGCTTAACTTTTGGATTTGAATTTCAACCCGTTGATCTTTTTCCGTCTTGCCGTTTCGTATCTCTTTGCTGTTCCGTATCTCGGTTATCTGGCCGGTTGCCTTGATGGTAATCTCGGTCCCGGTTGTGAGTTTACCGGCGTCGATGCCAAGTTTTTCAAGCTCTTCATCGCAAAGAGAAAGCCGTAAGCCGTAAGGGTATTTGTCGTAGTAGTCATGGGATACTATTTCTGGCGCGTCTTTGCCGGTTGATTTCTTCGGCTTTGGGCGTTTGAGGTCGGTTAGATCGGTTTTCATATCCCTCCTCTTTCATCGAAAGGTTCAACTTCAACGTTGAATGCCGCCTGCCCGCGTCGATAAATCCTGTAAGCCGCCAGCGCATAACCAAGAGCAAGGACAGACACGAAATGTTCACCTTCGTTTTTCTCTACCCGCAAATCCTCGGCAACAGAAGAGAGCTTCCCGGAATAATCAGAATCGGTCCCGTCATGAAGTTTCGGCGCATAGTCCCGGATGAATTGGAAGTAAACAGGCGTCGAGTTTTGCTCTTCCACAAAGGGCGCATCAATTAAGCCAATCCTGGAAATCCCCGAATGGGTGCGGTTCCAATCGTGTAGCATCTGCATATAGGCTTCATCAAAGCCGTTTCCATACCACCGTTTGCACATCCATCTCTTCGCAGCCCCCGACATGAATTTGAATATGTTCCCCGGCATCCCATCGCAATCGGTCACTATCCAAATCTGATCGGAGTCAAATTCTTCCGCAATGATTACCGCAGCGCCACCATCTGCTGTCGGCCAAGCCATACCACCGATAATCAGGCCGTAATCCCTGCCGGTCAGATCGTCGTGGAAGTATTCTTCCTGCTCGGTATTAAATCCCTTTTCAGTGAAGCGGGACTTTATCAATTCGGGTCCTGCTCGTAATAAACAATTTCGGTTCCCACCCGGCGCCTGAAAAGTATGGGTTCGCCGTCCAGTTCGAAATCAGCATCGAGCGCGTAGGCGTTTGTAATCGTTAGCCGTCCAGATCTGAACAGGTCAGTCATTGTCACAAACACATTTATGGCGTGGCATTCCTTGAGAACCTTATTCAAAGCCGCGTCGGTATCTTTTACGATCTGGCCGAGAAAATTGTGCATGACCATACCTTGAAGCTCAGTCTTATTATGAAGCAAGTGCAACGCCATCGAAGAATCCTTTTCGGGTTAATGCAAGTGCGCCCGTCTCGAAAGCTTTCGCCCCATGCGAAAACTCGTCGTGAACCGGACGGTCGGAGAACACGCCAAACTTTTCATTCCACTCTTTTCGGTAATTATCGAGGCAGAGGATTCCGCGCTCACACTTTTCTTTGTCAAACCATACGCGAGGAAGGATTTTTCTTACGGCCTCTATGCCATCAAGCTCTTTCGAAATGCGCGGTACGATCTGGAAGTTTAAGCCCATGTCCTTCGCCGACTCCCATCGGGTCTTCGTCTTTTCATGCCCAAGTTCCCTGACATTGAGGTCATGCGGGCCATAATGAGAACCATAACGATACCGGTGCTCCTTGGCTATCTCGTCGAGTTTGCGCTTATAAAACCCCATGGCCTCGCCGTTATGCTCGAAATAGTTGATAGCTCGGATCTCTTGACCATGAAGCTGCCAAAACCAGATCGTCATGGAATCATCCATGCCAAGATCCCAATAAGTATTTACCGGCAAGCGAGGATCGAAAGGGACCTCCGTTATGCGCTTTTGAAGTCTTGCTTCCGTCATTTCGTTTCGATAATAGGCTCCCTGGATCGCCGCCTCAAAAGCCTCTTCCGGGGTAGACGGAAACTCGCGCTTCATTTCGTCTTGCTGTGTTGCGAGTTTTTTAGCGTACCAAGTCTTTTGACCAGACGTTAGGGCGATGTCTATTTTCTGTTCGACTTCCTCAAAATAGTCCCGCAAATCCTTTGGGATAACTACACTCTCGCAATCATCAAGCGTGTAATCCGGATGTCTCCACCAGGGCGCGAAGTGGAACTTATAATCCATTTTCGTAAGGCTTCTGCCCTCTTGCGCTGCTTTTTGTGCTGAGTCGCAATAAGTATAGAAATAGCCACCCCTGCCTTCCGCTGTCGATTCGATAAACACGAAATTGCCGGAATGGACCGTGTTAAGAGAGCCGGTTACTATTTCTTTCGCTTTTTCTGGAAACCTTGCGCAAATCTTTCCGAACTCGCTTATGAGTAAATATTGAAGGGTTCCGGACCTGACGGACGTTGCAACCCGAATTGACGATCCATTGCAGAATGCAAGTTCGTTGGCATTATCGGTATCGGCTGGCCTTGCCGCCTTAATTGTTTCCGGGAGGTTGTTGTATGGAAACTGAACCTTGTGCTCGAATATCTTCCCGGCATCCTGAATAGTGTGAGCTATAACGGCGCATTCGACATTGGAATTGAATAGAGCGCAATCGAGCATAAAGATACACAGAAACGTAGTAAATCCAAGTTGACGGGCTTTCAATATGAGATTTAAATACCACATTTGCCGATAGAATTCCTCTTGCGCCCAGTTGAGTTTAAATTTTACTTTTTGCCCGTGCTCATCGATGATCCAGTAGAGATTATTAAGCCTTTCGTACTGGTCACTCAGAATCTGTTTGGCTCGTAGGTAGTCCTCTTGTGCTTCCATCTATCTCGTCCAGAAGGCTTGATATGCCGATTTTGCCGGTATGTTTCATTTCATGCTTTTCCACTGCCGCCAATCCGTACAGCTTAGCCCACCGCTCTTGCGCCGCCCCCTTGTCCCACGTTTTCACCTTCTTGGTATACTCGGCGACCGAATTACCTTCTTCGTCCTTTGACCAGCTCGTCACTACTTCAATGGAGGAGACGGCCCCGGCGATGTCGTCATCGAGTTTATGAACCGGCTTCAGGTTCCCGTTCTCATCGTAGAGTTTCCGAATGTCTTGATGGGCTATTTGGGCGATATGATAAAGCGCGGTTTGCGTGGCGTATTCCCTGACGGATTCTTTGGCTATACCAACAACTTCGGCCCAATCCTCACCCCTTGCCATTTGATTGTTGAACGCCTGAGTTGTTAATCCAAGGAAAATAGACAATCCAGTGACTGTAGGAAATTCGTCTTTACGCTCGCCCTTGCCGAGTCCGTAGAAATATTCCCCAATGGCTTTAGTAAAATCATCTAACGTCTCATATCGAAAGCTTGATTTCTTATCGGAATTTGTCTTGTTCCGCCGAGCAAGAGAACGCATCTTTATGTGAGGTTGCCAGGGGAGATACATTATCCGTTACCACGCTGTGATAATTCTTCTGGAGCCAATTCGCAGATAAACGCGCCGTCCCGTTCCGCTCTCGCTCCAAAGCAGACGCCAAAATCCTTATCGTCTGCATAGTCGCAATCCGAGGCATTGGGGCATACTTCATTGGGTTTTAACAGGATCATTCACTTCCCCTGCAACTTCTGAATCACCGCAAAAAGAAGCTGAAATATCCCGTTGCTCTTAACTGCCGGGATCAATGACAGCGCCTC